AGTCGCCTGCAACTGACATACGCGCGAGGTTGATCAGTACGATTCTTCGCAGAGTGTCTTCCGCTTCTGGTTCTGCGAATACTGTTTGCGCTGTTGTTTGGAAGTCTGCAAAGGATAAGTTCTCTAGGTCGATGTTCTTTAGCAGTTTATACATCCGCTTATCTGGATCGGCTGCAGGGAGAGGCATTAGAGCAACCCCACCCAGTCGGCTCGAACCGATTCCACTGCCAACTTGAGAAGGACCAGGCGGCGCAACTCATCTTCATTGACATTCTCAAGAGTGATCGGGTTGCCTAATGCAGCCATCACAGTCTCATCACCTGCGATATCCTCGAGAGTCTTCCCCTTAGCAAGAGCAAAGACCCTGCCCTCTTTTCTCACTGCGCCAGGAAGAGGCAAACCTTCACCTCATACTTTTTTCTCAGCAGCCTTCAGATAACTCTTCATTTTATCCAATGCAGTGCTGCTAATTAGTCCGTGAAGGAATAAGCGACGTGCATCCGCGCTCATTCTCTTGATTCGCTTTCGCTCTGTGGACTTCTTCACCCGAATCACCTTCAGGCACTCAGTTCAACCGCTGCTGTAAAATTCAGACTGATCGTAACCGCGCCGCGAGTGAACGCGGGGAAATTGGATTCAGAATCTTGTACGGCGAAAGCGCCTGCGAGATTTCCGAGGTTATTCTTCACCCAGGCACCGCCCGCACTGGTCAACAGTGTACCATCACCAGATACGAAGTAGGATTGAATGATTGTCTCGTTCTTTCCGCCGAGTGTGTCGCCGATGGTGTTCGAGGTGATCGTGTCCAACAGTGCCTTCGAGCCGCTTCCAGACGGTGTTCCCTGGAAGACTCGATGTGATCCGGCATTGGTAACTGTGACAAGGCTGGCAGTCCTATCGGCAGAGGTCTGTGCGTAAGCATAGATCTTGTCGCCAGGTTGCAGCGTGACGGCGGTTGTCGTGGGGTACGAAGAAGCCAAAGAACCGCCAACCTTCCCAATTGCGATGAAGGATATCGGGATTCCCTGGCGCTCGATGTAGCAATACGCGGCAGCATTTGCGACGCAGACATATCCACCGACGACGGTTTGTCGTGGGGCGTAGTCTCCGATGCTCTGAGCCGTCGTGGTTATTTCAGCATCGGTCAGGATCTCTTCTTTTGAGCCTTCGGTTTGTGCCGTGTTCTGGATCGGAACGACTGAGCCGTCCTTGAAGTAAATCGCGCCAGATGCAAGTACGTCTGCCATACATCTCACCTCAGAGTTTTACGCCGATCCCCAACGGCTTGAAGATATTGCGATTCACATTACCCAATGGCCGCCTCAAAAGGCGCTTGCCGAGGCGAAATCCGATAGAAACGCCGAAACTTTTCACGACCATATTCTGCCAGTTCGACATGAAGTTCGAGGACATGGTGGAAAATGCCACATCCGGACTTTTTACCGTCTCGGTGAGTGTGATCTGATCCGTTCCAGTGTAACCACCGAGAGAAGTCATGCCAAGACCGACATCTATGACCTTTGCCTGGGCGATATCAGAGCCGCCAACGACGAGATTGTAAGGAGTCGTCCCCGCTACGCCTTCGGTTAAGATTGCAGCATACGCATAACTTTCAGCGAGATTCAATAGCGATAATTGCTTCGCCCTTCGGCGTCTTGACTTCTTTCGGCGGCGTGCCATGACAATACTCTGCTGAAAACTCGCTAATTATGGTTTGTGTTCACTTTCAGGTTCACTTTCACTCTTTTCCGATGAATTGCCCCTTTGTATCTCGAGGGATGATCTCAACTGTCCCTGCAGTCGTTTTTTGTTGGATCATCTGCATCAAGAATTGCTGAAAAGCATTTGGCGCTTCAAAATCACCCAAAGGGAGTTCCCCGATCACCTTCTGGATAGCCATCGCCAACTTTGTATCTAATTCCTCGAGCGAATCCTCCATTTCTCCCCTCAACCACCAGAAAAGGTAAGCAATAACCCCCGTTTGAGCGACGATTAGCACTGCAAGCGCGCCCGCGTATAGCCCCTCCATCATCCACACCTCATCCGCACCCCAACTGTCTAATCTTCTAATTGTTGGGGTCGGCCTCGCTCACAATGCTTAACCACCGTAGGATAGAGGACTATCCCAGAGCGCGCGCCGTCGCGCAAACCGAAATGCCAAGCATTTCGGGTAGTTACGCGTCGGCAGCGGTTGTCAAATGTTAAGTGCTATCACTTGTAGGCTCAAGCATGGTGACCAGAAAAGCCGGAAGGTGGGTAGTAACCGTAGCACTCGATCATGACGCTCTGAAGGTATACCAGGGCTTCAAGAACGGTCAGAAGAGTGCGATGGTCTGTTCTGCCCTTGTCCTTCACAACGTCCACACGAAGAAGAACCGAAATGATGCCGCCGTAGCGGAATTACAACTGAGGAAGATACGCCGCCTCGAGAAGGATCTGAAGGTGGCTAACTATCGCATCGAGTGCATCCAACGGGGAGAATCTGACCCTGGCGACGGCGAGGCTGTATATCTCGAGGTATTGGCTGCCAAAGAGACTCGATCCATTCGAGGCGGGCGATTCTGATGACATCCATGCTTGACCTATATTCAGGCCTGGGGGGGGCATCTGAGGCATTTATTGAAGCAGGGTGTCATGTCATCAGAGTTGATAATAATCCTGATTTAGATGTACGAAACACGGTTCACGCTGATGCTTCCTATGCGTTCAACCTGGTATCGGATGAGAAGTTCGATTTGATATGGGCCTCTCCGCCATGCCTTGAGTTCTCTCGGGCATTCTCGGCACCAGCCCCAACGGCTCTAAGAGAGGGGCGACCGTTCTCCCCCGATCTAAGAGATGTGCATAAGGCGCATGAAATAATCAAATGGCTCAAACCGAGATACTGGGTTATCGAGAATGTGGCGGGTTCAATCAGACACCTCGAACCGATTCTCGGCGAACCCTCTCAGATAATCGGATCATTCGTTCTCTGGCACAACCTTCCGCGAATCGTAGTTGCGCGAGATTTCAAGCACAACAAAGCCGATATCGACCCTGGTCAGCATGATCCCCTTCGTTCCAACAAAAGAGCCAAAATACCAATCGAGATATCGAGAGCCGTCCTCGAGGCCGTGAGGCTGCCGACTCTGGAGAATTGGAATAATGAGTAACTCTCAATTTTGGACTTGGCTCGATCATTGGGAGGGGTGGGACTTCATGTCGGCCGACTTGGAAGACGAGTTAGAGATGGAAGAGTGGTGCGATGAGGTCGACTGGATGATCTGCATGATCTGCGGAAGTCCGGTTGAAGGCTGTATTTGCGAGGATGTAACCCCCATCCCCCCCCCTTCCGAGGACCTTCAGCACCCCTTCCAGTGTGACGTTTTTTTCAGAATTAGAAAAATTGGCTCGGATTGATGGAATCACCCATAATTACGGCAATTAGCAGTGCCAGGGCGAGAATCGCCTTGATGAAGTTCGGGCCGATGTGGATTCGGAATCTGTCGGTTGTGATCTCGTCATCGTGATGATGGTCGGCGTCATGATCGTCGGGCATCATCGACCGACTCCCATTTGTGCCTGGAGGATTCGACCAGATGTCAACAACCAGACCCAAGTTCTCACGATTGGGTTGTTCAGGACCGCTGCCTTCGCCGCGTCAATATCCTCACCGACTCCCTCGGCGAATTCCAGAGCGCCCTCGATGGCGGCCATCCCGCCTTGATAGGTGTCGTAAATCCCGCCGACGATATCGTCGTACACTGTGTTAGGGATCAGGTCGGTGATGCCGTAGGCTTCGAGAAGTCCGGCGATGATGAGCATCGCGCTGGCATCGCTGAGCAGTGAGACAAGCGGAGTCGCGACCTTGTTGATCTGATAGGCAACGACGACATCAGAAAGCAGTTCACGATCTGGGCGACTCAGGACTATCTCGTGGCGAATCGTCTGATCGGGTTTTGGCTTGGGCATCCGCATCACTCAGGGATGTCATAGGCTGCCCAAGCATCGGCGGCATCATTTGCAGAATCGAAGTTCTGGGGAAGGTCTCGAAGGAAAGTCCGAAAGTCCTTCCAAGCATTAGGCAGGACTCGATCCTTGACGGCTCGCCAGTCGCTGTCTTCGAGAGCCTTGTCTCGCTCTGCTCGAACCTGCTCCAATGAGACTTCTCTGAATGTCTCACTGACGAGATCAGTGCCATGATAAACAGCCTCGCGTCGATCCATTAGGACACCTTCAGAGTCAAGACACACTTTCCCGTACTATTGCCGCCAAGATTAGTCGGAACTTCGGTCGCTACCAGGGCGAGAGGTTTGTCTATCGTTCGCAGAACAAGGGACTCATCAGCCGCTAAACTCGAAGCGCCCCCTGCACCGACGTTTGGAGTTCCGACACCAGCGTATGCCTTCAATGTGAAAGCAACCGAGGTGACACTCCGATTCATCGCGACCCAATACTGAGTTCCTCGGGTGATCGAGGTCGAGACATCAGCCGATATACTGGTCTGATAGATGCTGCCCGTTCCTGAGTTTTTCACATCAATTGAACCGGACATTTGTTTCACGCTCGGCACACCGTTGCCGTCGTCAGTGTAAATGCCGATCAGCAGGTTGCAATCTGATGCAGCCACGACGGTGACCTGCACGCCGAACTCAGTCACCGTTCCAGTGATAGGCGCAATGAATGGATAGTAGAGGGTCTTGTCGGCGTTGTCATTCGAATACCATGCAAACGACGTTAGATCACCCTCGCCATACGGAGCATACGATCCGACAGGATGTCGTGAATTGGCAGATGCAGAACCGATGCTGATCCCTGGAACTTCTGCGTTGAAGTCTCCACCGGCACTGGCTGCAGTGGTCAAACCGTTCCAGTCGCCTGCAACTGACATACGCGCGAGGTTGATCAGTACGATTCTTCGCAGAGTGTCTTCCGCTTCTGGTTCTGCGAATACTGTTTGCGCTGTTGTTTGGAAGTCTGCAAAGG